CTTAACTGATAATCAGGTATAAAACCAATCCTTTCTTATAAAAAGGACCTCATTGAGGAATGGCCTTAGGGCTAATGGCAATACCAATCAGTAACTCTGGTTACCAGAGATCGCCGAACTCACCCCATTCTAGGGCGAGTACCGGCATTCCATAAAGGGCCTCGTCAACGAGGTCCCATTTATGGTACTCACCACGGTAGAAAACTTCTAGTTTTTCTCCGCGGTGGTAAAATTTGTAGGGCCTTGAAAAGGCCAATGCAAATTTAACGTCATCTTCACTAAGTGAATGATGTCCGTCAAAGTAGATATCCCAATATTTGGCATATCGAGCTTTTAACTTTTCCGTTGAAAAAGTTTTCTCTCGAGCTTCTCCTGCAAGGATAGACTTAAAGAGAAATGGTCTGAGTAACCTAGTTTCTAGGATATCAGATCTAATCCAGTTGTGAGATTTTAAATCTCGCATCTGAATATAGGGTTGGTCACTATTAATGGCCAACTCTGTCACAAGTTCCTCCAGAGTTTTACCTGGAGTAGTTTGCATAATCTCACGCACCAAGAATCTTGCTGCAGTGACATCATTCGCGGGTAATTCATATCCGCGATAAGATGCATTAGACAGAAACTGTCGTAATGCATCATAGGAATCGCCTGCAGAATGCGGGTCCTTCCGTAACTTCAAAATCACACTTTTAGTAGGATCAGGAAGTTTAGATTGAAGATCGACTAAGTCTTCTTCAATCCATAATCCCATTCCACCCAGAGACTGGGGGAGTAGGAGATGCCAGAACACACGAGACGTGCGGTCTGGTAATAAAGGACCCATCCTTTGAAAGAATCGGTCCCTTATAAGAGAAATATACTTTTTCGAGTATAACTCTCTAGGCATCCAGCGAATGGAATTTCCAAGGCTGATGCCCTTTCCAATGGCCGTATTACGGTCATTGAAACAGTCATTGTTCTTTGAGCACGGGCTTAAAAGCCTGACCTTAATCGAATCGACAAAGGGTGACTTTAAGGCGATATCAAATGATTCATTGATACCGTCCATAGTCCAATCATTTCGTAAGTTACGAATATCAAGGACTTTTTCACAGTATCTCACAGCTATACTTGAGATACCGTGTTTATCAGGAGATATCAGGGAACCTGACATCTCGTGAGCCTCTGTAATACCTAAAAGGTATGGTAGAGGACCTATTGCAATGTGATCATCACCTGCAACAGCAAAACACCGCCAAGGTACTTGGACCGGCGTTTGAAAATCGTAACCGCAATATTTACGGATAGCGATTTCTTCGCACACTAGATTAACTAGTGTGAGAATAGGCTTTGTGAGAGGTTCTCCCATAAAGACACCACGTCGAGTTTCATAGGTTATACCTAAGAGATCGATGTGTACTAGTCTAGGTCTACTAAGTAGTTCATAGACTAGCTCATAGTACGGACCTGAAACTTTCAGACCGTCTATAAACCCACGGTAGACTGCTAAGCAGACCGAGGTGGGTATAGCATCAGATGCACATTGTAAATCTGAGCTTAAACAGGAGAAGTCTTCTTTAAAAGAAGACTTTGCCTTTTGTAATCGGGCTAGGTAACGCCAAGCCTGATCTGCTCTCATCATACCTGCTTCAGCAGGTGGAAGAGAAGCTAAATAGGTACGGAGGATCCCTCCTATACCTTGCTGTAACGTATAGAGCCAAAATGGCCCTGTAGTTACAATACGAGCTTTACCACCAGGTTCTGTAATGGTACAAGCTCTCACCGGTATCGCTTCTGATTCAGAATCTCGCATAACGAGATACGATACTGCTAAGATTTGACGTCCAATGGATTCGTCAAATCCGGCACAGTACACTTCAAACCCTGCTAGGGTTTCAGGTACTGGCTTACCAAATTCGCACTCCCACCATATTAAATATGGATCAAAGGGTTCTGCGCGACACCAGGTCCTCCATCGGGGGATTCCGGCGATATCCTTGAGAACTTCTCCAGGAATAACGATTTCCCTATCTTCGGTAGGGACAAAAGTTAAATAAGGGAATAAGAAATCTCTGATTTCTTGTGCCCTACCTCCTCCTCTAACAGAGTTATAGAAGGATGCAGCAGTAGCCAAACTAATGTGTGGCTCCTGTTTCCTGTACATACCCGCTTTGCGGGCACGTACACCGTACACCTTTGCAGCATTATAAATGTCAGAAAGGTGATCCGAACTCACACTAAATTCTTTAGATGTTAGTTCATAAAGCTTTAATAAAGCTTTCTTTTCATCTCGAATATTCCCTGTGGGAAATTGTCGAGAGGAAATAAGACCAGCTAAACTACAAAGTTTAGTACGGTCTAAATCCTTTTTGTACACCTCAATGGGGTATGCACGAAGGAGTGCCCTAGCAAAGAAGTTCTCTGGACTTACTTCGCTAGGAACTTGTGTCATAGAATCTGTGACACTATTAAAGAAGTGGTTAGCATATTGCTTCCACAACTTTATTACTCCAGTAGTATTAAAAATACCAACGGAGAAAATTTTCTTTACAAGAAATTTCAGAAGCTTATAACCACTTTCAGTGATAAATAAGTTTCTATCAAATAATAATAGGGAGTCAATGACTCCGTGTACTATTTGTTCAACTCGCTCAATATCTCTACGAGATCTTGAAGCGATAATCTTCGATAATCGAAGTGAAAACCCGAATTCGACTTTAAGTCGTTTTTCGAGTTTTAATCTCTTCTTTCCTTCAAGGAAATAAGATTTCTGGTTTCTTTTAAAGAAACCTCGAAAAAGACTACTACCCCTTTTAGGGAGAATGTAGTCCTCGTTCTCAAAGAGACGTGGGATATAGATTCTATATCCTTTACCATGAATACCAGCAGAGGCGCGAACGCTTTCTGTTTCGATATTCAATAGCATAGGGGGCTTTATG